TCACCTAGTGAGCACTAGCGTGACGAGCACTGTGGGAAGTCGGTCTCGAGCCTGCAGGGCGTGTTGTTGCCGTGGCAGCCGGTCGTTGTCGGCTCTATGATCTCCTGGTCGAGCACGCCGTTCGCGGCGTTGTAGTGGAACGTTGAGGTCCGCGTAATCGTCGAACCAAGTAATGATGTGATTGCCGCGGCGATTGGACGATCGCGTTACGCCCTGAAGCGCAAGGTTGTTCGCTTCGGTGGCGCCGGACGTGAAGATGATCTCTTGCGGGCGGGCGCCGATAAGAGCGGCGACCTCCGCGCGCGCCTCCTCGACCGCCGCCGCAGCCCGCCGCCCCGCGAAATGCTCAGAATGCGGATTGCCGACGGCATTTGCTTCCAGGAACGGCAACAAGGCATCGCGCACGCGTGGGTCGGTGGGCGTGGTGGCTTGGTTGTCGAGATAAATCGAATCGGACATTCCCACCTTCTTGGCTAAGAAAAGTGATGATCAAACAGCGCCTCAAACGCAAGTGTTCTTTTTACGTTCTGGTGCTGCCAGCCGCCCTATGAGCCGGCGGCGCGCCGAATCCGCCAAACACGCGCGCTGCTATCCTATCGTAGCCCGCGCTACTAGGCAAATTTCTAATTGACCAATAGCCTTTTTTTCTGATAGATAATAGCTCTTTTTCCGAGAGCGCCAGACGTGGAAATCATCCCCCGACATTTGACCGCCAGGGTTCAAGATTCTCTCCGGACGACGCGTGTCGTCAATCTCGTCGGTCCGCGTCAGACGGGAAAGACCACAATGGTCCGCGACATGGTGGCTGCGAGTCGCTTTCTCGATCTCGACGACGAAAGTCTCCTCGGATCGCTTGCAATGGATCCCTTTGGCCAGCTCAGCACCCTACTGGGTGAAGCCAGCGACTCTGGGCTGCCTATCGTCATCGACGAGGTCCAGCGGTTGCCGCAGATAACGTTGGCGTTGAAGCGAATCGTCGATCGCGATCGCCGACCGGGCCAATTCGTCCTCACAGGCTCCTCCGACATCTTCACAATGCCGAAGGCGCTGGACACTCTTGCCGGCCGCGTATCCACGTTAACGCTGCGGCCGCTTAGCGCCGCGGAAATCATGCGGGTGGGACCCTGCGGGTTGCTTGACGCCGTCGGAGATGACCCGGAACTGATTGCAGAGAGATTGCCGGCCCCAGTTCCGTTTCGACGCTCCGACGCGATCGACTTGCTTGTGCGCGGCGGCTTTCCCGAGATTCGACCATTGCCGGACCGGGACCGAATGGCCCGCTACGAATCGTATGTTGGCAGTATCGTGGAGCGTGATGTCGCGCCTGTCGCCGAGGTCCGAAGGCCGGACACCTTGCGTCGTCTGATCAACCAACTGGCCCATCGCACGGGGGAAGAACTCAACGTCAGCAGTCTGTGCAGCGCCTTGGGCGCGCGCAAGGAAACCGTAACGACCTACCTCGACGTTCTTTCGCGTCTCGGTATCGTGCATCGGCTCGGCGCTTGGAAGGCCTCCGGCGCACGCAAGGAGGTTCGGTCTCCGAAGTTGCATTTCATGGACACTGGTTGCGCGACCGCACTGCGGGGCGAAGATTCCGCGAGCTTCGGGTTTGGCGCCGATCCTGTAGCGCTCGGTCACGTCCTGGAGAGTTTTGTTTTCTGCGAGCTCGAAAAGTCTCTTCCGTTTCTCAGCCGACGCTGGGAGCTCTATCATTGGCGCTTTGCGCCGCGCGAGATTGACATTGTCGCGCAGGCGCCGGGCCGCATCCTCGCGCTGTTCGAGATGAAGGCCTCCACGACGGTTGCCGCGGACGACTTCCGTCATGTCGACTGGTTTCTCAAGGATGGTCCAGGCAAGTCCTACAAGGGATCGGCCTTCGTCGTTTATCTGGGCGACCAAGTCCTGTCATTCGGGCCGGGGCGCTTGGCCTTGCCCCTCTCCATGTTCTGGTCGTTTCCGGCCGAGGGGACCAAGGCATGAGCGCGATCCAGCCCAGGACGAGACTTGGTCGGCCTGTGCCGCGTCGTGGCGGGCTGTGGCGCAGAGGTCGGCTATTCTGTTTCTCGCCGCGTTGGGCGATGCTGCGCGCATGTCCGGGCAACGTTCCCTCCGCCGTGAAGGCTCGTTTGCGCGCGCCAAACTCGGCGTGCTTCCGGACGACCTGTATGTCCAGGGCGAGCCGTGGCCGCGCGCCGGGCGGCCGTTCCGGCACGACCCTTCCAAGTGGACCGTCACCGACGACTGGCCGGACCACGTCCCGGTCAATCCCGCCGAGATTGCGGTCTTCGAAGCGTGGTTCGCTGATCTGCTCGACGAATTGTTGGGGCAGCGCGAATGACTTGAGGAGACATCTGCCATGACCGTGCCGTTGCGCGCCGCCCTTTACCTGCGCGTCTCGACGGCGCGGCAGGCCGAACATGATGTCTCTATTCCCGACCAACGCCGGCAAGGCGAAGCCTACTGCAAGGCGCGCGGCTATGACCTCGTCGAGACGTATGTCGAGCCCGGCGCCTCCGCCACGAACGACCGCCGCCCCGAGTTCCAGCGGATGATCGAAGCCGGTACGAGCAAGCCTGCGTCCTTCAACCTTGTTGTCGTCCACAGCTTCTCGCGCTTCTTCCGCGACCATTTCGAACTCGAATTCTATGTCCGGAAACTCGCGAAGAACGGGGTGAAGCTGGTCTCGATCACCCAGGAAATGGGTGACGACCCGATGCACGTCATGATGCGGCAGATCATGGCGCTGTTCGATGAATATCAGTCCAAGGAGAATGCCAAGCACGTCCTTCGGGCCTTGAAGGAGAACGCCCGCCAAGGCTTCTGGAACGGATCTCTGCCGCCGATCGGCTATCGCGTCGTGGCGGCAGAACAGCGCGGCGCCAAGGTGAAGAAGAAGCTTGAAATCGACCCGCTCCACGCCGACACCGTGCGCCTGATCTATCGACTTGCGCTCGAAGGCAACGGCGCCTCGGGACCGATGGGCGTGAAAAACATCGTCACATGGCTCAACGGCCAGCGCATTTTCACTCACGACGGCGGGCGTTGGGGCATCGGACAGGTCCATCGCGTCCTGACGCGGACCACCTACATCGGTCGCCATGAATTCAACAAGCGGGCGAAGACGAAGGAATTGAAGCCGGTCAGCGAAATCGTTGCCGTCGAGGTGCCGCCTCTGATCGATCAGGCGACGTTTGATGCGGTGCAGGCGCATCTGCGCTCGCGTAATCCGAAGGTAACGCCCGCTCGCGTCGTAAGTGGTCCGACACTGCTGACGGGAATCTGCTTTTGCGCCCGCTGCGGCGGCGCCATGACGCTCAGGACCGGCAAGAGCAACCGCTACCGGTACTACACCTGCTCGATCAAAGCCCGACAGGGTGAGACAGGATGTACCGGCCGGTCCATCCCCATGGCGAGGCTGGACAGCCTTGTTGCGGAGCATATTGCCGATCGGCTGCTCCAGCCGGCCCGGCTGGAAGAGATATTGGCGGTCGTTTTGGATCACCGCCAAGAGCGCGCCGAGCGGAGGCGCGAGAATATTGGCGAACTCAACAGACGTGCCGCCGAAACGGAGCTGCGCCTGAAGAGGCTGTACGATGCCATCGAATCCGGTGTCGCCGACCTGGAGGATCCCGCGCTGAAGGAGCGGATCGCCGGTCTGAAGGCCATCCGGGATCAGGCGAAAGCCGATGCCGAGCGCGCCCAGGCCGCGCTGGAAGGCGTCGGCCAGGAGGCGATCACGCCGGCAATGGTCAGGAAGCTCGCCGCTGTTGCCCGCGATCGTATGACGATCGAAGGGGGCGGTTACCGGCGGGATCACCTGCGGGCGCTTGCCCAGCGGGTCGAGGTCGGTGACCGCGAGGTCCGCATCATGGGGTCGAAAGCCGACCTTCTACGGACCCTGACCGCCGCCGCCGGCGTAAAATCGGCGGCCGGCGGCGTTCGCAGTTCTGTTCTGAGTTGGCGGATGGGGTGTCCGTTCGGTCGGGCTGCTAAATCAAGTGGTTAGCGGCGGTTGGCGGATTGATCCCACAAAACATCCTACAGGGCTGGCTAGGGCATTGATGCTGCGGGTGTTTTCGTGATGGATCGATCCGGGTCTTCCTCGGCCGGGGTGACCGTTCGCCGGCTGCTCAGCGTTCCAGGATGGGAACACCGGCGAACGGCGCCTGCTTAGCAGGCCGGCCGAGGAAGCTCTAGGTGGCTGACCGCTCGCCGTTGGCGACCCGGTCGAGGTGCCCCGCGATGGCGTGTTGCGCGACGCAGGCAATTTCGCTCATCGCCAGCACCAGCTGGGGATCGTGCCGGGCGGCAGGTGGAAACGGATGCGGCGACAGCGCGATGACCTTGATCGCGTTGAGGAGGGTCAGCAGTCCGATGTCATCGATCATGATGAGGCTCCCGCTTCCAGCCGCGCAGCGCGTGGGCGATCTCGGCGCGCACTTCGGCCTCGGTGGCGATCGTGATCCGCTGGTTGTGGTGCCGGCCCTTGAGGAGCTTCTGGCCGCGCGCCTTCTCGGCGTCGTCGGCGACGACGATGCGGATCGGCATCGTGCCGTTCGACATCCGGCAATCGTAGAGGATGCGTTCGAGCAGCTTGTCGACGGCGGCCGATTTCTCAGGCATCGCCACGCCTAGGCCTTTCCGGAGCGTTCGTGTTCGGGCGCGGTCGTCGGAGCGTTCCATGTCGGTTGAATTCCGGTGATACCTTTAATGATCGCGCCGACAGCGCCGGTCATCAGCTCCATGAACCGCTGTTTGCAGGCGCGATCGTTGGCGATGCTCATCCTGAGAGAACCGAGCAGGATCGCTCCCTCCATCGTGCCCTGCTCGGCGTAATAGGCATTCCAGAACTCGCCTTCCTCGCGCAGCGCCAGTCGGCCGATCGCCCGCGGTGGCGCCGTCACGGCAACTCTTCCAGGGTTGCCGTGCTCGCGAAGCACACCAGGCGAACCGCACAGCCGCTGCGCCGCACCTCCTCGGCATAGGGACGCAGCGCTGCGATGCGCGCCATGTCGGCGCCGACCAGCGGCATCGCCAGCCAGCCTATCGTGGCGGCGGCGACACCTTCGCTGCCGTCTGGTTGGGTGCACACCCAGGCGTAGACCCGCTCGATCTTCTGTCCGGGGCGCAACGGCGTGAGCACGCTCATGTCAGGCATCGTGCCGGCGGCGCGCGGGGCGCGTGGTCAGGTTGATGCCTTCGAGATGGGCCTGGAGACAGACCGGGTAGTCCGACGGGCTGAGCCGGCTCAGCGAGAAGCTGAAGCCGGCGCCGAGGATCGCGCAGATTTCGCGATGGGCGAAACCCCGCGCCTCGAGCCGATCGTGGATTTGCTGCGCCTCGACCAACAGGCGCTTGAGGTCGGGGGGATCGAACATTGCCGGGCTGCTCCGTGAGGGCGATGTTTCACGTGAAACGCATATAGAGGTAATCCGGCACGCAAATTACTCCCAGCAGGGGTTAGCGGGCAAGCGGCGAATTGTGCAACGCTCGCGCGCGAGCGATCGGGAGAAGTCGCGGATGGACGAGGGGGAGCGGTGGCCCAATCTGCGCGCCGCCGAGGAGGAGATCAGCCGCGAGAACGGCAGCGACGCGGGGCGCTGGCTGACCGCCGGCCTCGCCGCCGGCGGCGTCGTGCTGGCGTTCATCAACGAAACCGCGCTCGCCGGCGCGGTGCTGGCGCTGATCGCGGTCGTCAGCCTCGGGACGATCTACCAGCAGCGGCGCCGGCTGCGCCGCGCGTTCGACGAGGATCGGCGCGCCGGCGGGCACGCCACGGACGATGATCCGGGCTAGCCGGTGACCAGCTCGACGATGCCGATGATGACGGCCTGGTCCTCGGAACGGGCGCGGTATTCGATCGTCGGTTTTTGCGGGATGAACGACAAGGTGCGCTCGCTGAGGCCGCGCAGCCGGCGCGAACCCTCCTGGATCGTCGGATTGTGCGGAATGCGCCGGTTGGTGCTGACCGTCGACAACGTGATGTCGCCCATCTGGTTCTGATCGACAAAGCCGAACAGCACCTCGCGCGTGATCCCGTCGCCGCCGAGCTCGCCGTCGAGAAAGCGCACCAGGATGCGCTGCAAGCGCGGCAGCACGGTAGGCTCCGCCGGATCGATCGGCCGGACGAAGATCATCGCTCCCTTGCGGAAGAGCTTGTCGGCGCTGTCGTCGTCGAGCTCGGCGACAAAGCATTCCTCGGGTTTGGCGAGCGGCTTTGGCGCGCCCTCGTATTCGTCGCCGGCGAGGTCGAAATTATCGCGCCGGCCTTCGCGTTCCTGGGCCGCGACGATCAGCTTGATCGGCAGCGCCATGCCGGTCGCGCGCTTGAACAACTCATTGAACGGAACGCCGAGATGCGGCGCGATCTGCCGCGCGCGCTTTTCGCCGAGCGGCCGATCGCCGCGTTCGAGAGCCCCATAATAGCTGTTGCTGATGCCGACCAGGCGGGCGAACTGGCGCTGGGTCAGCTGCGTCCGGCTCTCGCGCAGCTCCTTCAGGCGGTTTTCGTAGGACCGCTGTCTGCCCGGCTCGGCCTTGCGTCCGGACTGTTTGCGCGCCGGCGCGGTGCGGTCCGCGGGCGGCAGTTTCCGGGCGATTTGCGCGATCCGAGCCATGCCCGGAAATATGACCGCGCCGGCAACTCGCGGATTTGCTCGCGGGGCATATAACACCCTTGCACATTCGCTCAAATGGAGGTAATTGCCAATCCACCATATGTTGTGACCCTGTTCTCTTTTAGAGGTAAATATGGTGGAAAGAGGGCTTACCCTTGACGAATGGCGGTTGCGCCAGGGGCTCAGCTATCGCGCGCTAGGCACGCTGCTCGGCTGCCAGGTCAATATCGCCTTCGCCTATTGCCAGGAGCCCGGAACCAAGGGGTTCAAGCGGCCGGGCGACGACCGCATGGACCGCATCTTTGTCATCAGCAACGGCGAGGTCTGGCCGAACAGCTTTTATAAGCTGCCGAAGCTGATCCGGAAGTTCGATCCGAAGCAGCCGGAGCTGGCGATCGAGCACCACCGCGCACCGGAGCACGCGTCGTGATCGGACCCGCGGCGGCGCGGGCGCGAACGCATGGTGATTTTGCCAAGACCGCGGTGCTCTCCGATGCGCTGAAGGAAGTGCTGCGCGCCGATCCGCGCTGGCCGACGCTGGCGGTGCGGCATCGCGAGGCGCTGGCGCAGATCGCGGTCAACATGGCCCGCATCGTCTGCGGCAACTCGGATCACCCCGGCCACTGGCATCATATCGCTGATTACGCCGCGCTCGGCGCCAGCGAGGGCGAGCCCGAGGGCGGGACGCGATGACGCTCGAGCTCGAGCTCCGCATCGCCTCGCTGCGCGCCGGGCTGGCGTTCGCCGGCAAGGCGCACCGCAAGGTGATCCAGGCGATGATCGATGCGCTGAGTGTCGAAACTGCACCCTCACCCGTCATCCCGGCGGTTGCCGGGATGCCACCCTCTCCCGCGGTGCAGGAGAGGGGCGGGGCCGCAGCGAGGTCGGCGGTGTGGCTGACCGAGGGCATCGAGACTGCACTGTCGATCGCACTGCTGACCGGCGGCAGCGCCGACCCGACGCTCTATCCGCCCGGCCTCGCGGTGCCGTGGTGAGCGCCGCGCCCGCCTCGAATGTGCGGCGGCTGGTGCCGATGGCCGACATTGTCGGCGGGCTGGCGGTGCGGATCGAGAGTTTGACGCGCGAATTGTTGCCGCGCGGGCGGCGCGAGGGGCACGAGTGGAGCGTCGGCTCGCTCGCCGGCGAGCCGGGATCGTCGATGAAGGTGCATCTCGGCGGGCTCAAATCCGGGTTGTGGCACGATTGGGCATCGGGCGCCGGCGGCGATGCGCTCGACCTGGTCGCCGATGTGCTGTTCCGCGGCGACAAGAAGCTCGCGGTCCGTTGGGCGCTGACGTGGCTCGGGTACCAGTCGGGCGAGGCGCCGGTTGCGTTGAAGAAAGACGTGGATGCCCGGGCCGCGCCCGGGCAAGGGGATGAGGAAGAGGCGCGGCGGCGCGGGGCGGCGTTCCGGATGTGGCTCAGCGCGCAGGCCGCGCTGAAGGGCACGGCGGCCGAGCTTTATCTGCTGGGGCGCGGCATCGATCTGGCCGAGCTCGGGCGCCAGCCGCGGGCGCTCCGGTTTCACCCGCATCTGTGGAACGAACGCTCGCAGCGCCACTGGCCGGCGCTGGTCGCCGGGATCAATCGCGCCGACCCGGGCGGCAGCCGGCAGGTCGCGGTGCATCGCACCTGGCTGACCCCGGACGGCATGAAGGCGCCGATCGCCGACGATGCCGGCAAGAGCGAAGCCAAGCTCAGCTATGGCTCGTATCGCGGCGGGTACATCCCGATCTGGCGCGGCGCCGGCGGCAAATCGCTGAAGGACGCGGCCGCGGGGTCGGCGGTGTGGCTGACCGAGGGGATCGAGGACGGCCTCTCGATCGCGCTCCTGACCGGCGGCGCCGAGCGCGTGTTGGCGACGGTCAGCCTCTCGAACATGGGGTCGCTCGCGCTGCCGCCGGCGATCGCCACGGTGGTCATCGCGGCGCAGAACGACCCGTGGTGGAGCGACAAGACCGAGCGCGGCCACGGCGCCGCCAAGGGGCTCGATCGGGCGATCCGGCATTTCCAGGGCGAGGGGCGCGAGGTGCGGCTGTGGCGGCCGCCGGCGTCGTCGCACGGGGGGGCGCACGGGGCGGCCGGCGAGGCGTCGGGGAAGGACGCCAACGATTACTTGCGGCAATTGGCAAGCGAAGGGGGAAACAAATGCGCGTGAATGTGTATGCCGAAGAACTGACCGAAGACGTCGAAATCGTCACCAAGCGCTCCGGCGACAAACTGTTCTACGGGCTGCGGTTTCACTCGGCGATGCATCAGCACCTGATGCCGCCCTTGAACCGCGACGACGACACCTCCGGGGTGACGTTCTGGAGCGACGATATGGACCGGCTGCGCGCGCTGTTGCGGCGCGGGGCGCAGGCGACGGCGGGGCTGTGATGAGCGAGTGGCAATTCCCGCTGCGCCGCGGCAACAGCCCCGACCCGGCGAAAGGCGCCTGCCTCCTCGACGCGGTGTCGTGGATCGAGTACGGCCGGCTCGGCGACCACCCGCTATGCGTCGACGATGAATTGGCCGATTACGGGAGGTCGCTCAACGACTGGCTCCCCTTTGGAGCGCGCCAGGGGCTGCGCGAATACATCCCGCTGTTGGCCGGCACTGCCGGCGACCTGCACCTGTCATTCGCCCGAGGCGAGTTCATCGTCACTCGTGCGATGGAGATCGCCGTCGCGGCGGGGCTCAAGCTGCGCCATCACCGGGTCAGGTTCCATCCGATCGCGGCCTACGAATACGCATTGATGATGATCGGCAACTACGCCGAGCGCGAGCGGCTGATCTTCCAGCCGGCGATCGCGCTGCTCGGCGAGGCGATCGCGCTCGGCGCGCGCACGGCGCCGCCGGTGCCGGACGCGGAGATCGAGGCGGCCGTGCTGCGCTTCAGGCTGGCGCAGGCCGCCTGAGCGATGGCGAAGCCTTCTCTTTATGCCGGCGCTGGCCCGTCGCTTTTCGAGGCGATAAAGCAGCTCGCCGATCGCGACCCCTTCAGCGTTGTGGCGATTGGCGACATAGCGGCTGAGCGCCTTCGCCAGATCGAGCAGGAGGGCTGGACGCCCGCGCACGACGATGAGGAACACAAGAGCGGCGATCTGGCCTTGGCCGCAGCAGCGTATGCCAAAGCGCCACACACGCATCGCCGGCGGGATGCTCCGAGGCCAGCATGGTGGCCCTGGCACAACGACTGGTGGAAGCCGCGATCAAAGCACCGGAACTGTGTAAGGGCCGGAGCGCTGATTGTAGCGGAGCTCGCGCGCTGGGGCCGGAGCGCCACTGCAACGAAAAGTGGCGACAGCGCGGCTGACCGCAAGAGCACGGCATGAAGAGCGCCAACATTGTCTCGCTGAAGGATGCCGCCAAGGTGCCGGCGGCGCCGGCGGCGCCGGCCGGGGATGGCGGCGACGGCGATGTCGGGCATGGGAGCGGGCCGCCGCCGGGGTTGCCGGTCGATTGCCCGGTGATGCCGTTGGGCATGTCGGCCGACGGGCGCAATTTCTACTATCTCGATGCCGGGCAGCGCCTCGTCGTCAAGCAGGAGAAGGAGCATTCGCGGCTCGGAATCCTGGGGCTCTTCAATCATCGCTGGCAGGTGTTGCAGGATTACTGGCCGCGCCTCACCAAGGTCAAAGACGAGAAGACCGGCGAAGTTGATTACATCGCGACCGGCTGGAAACCCGAGCGCGCCGCCGAGGAGCTGATCGCCGAGTGCGGCCGGCGCGGCACCCTGAACGTCGCCGACCGGGTGCGCGGGCCGGGCGCCTGGCGCGCCCCGGACGGCGCCCTCATTCTCCACTGCGGCGACCGGGTGCTGGTCGGCGGCCAGTGGGTCAAGCCGGGCGAGATCGCAGTGCCGGGCGCGCCGTCGGGCACGATCTATCCGGCGCACGCCCCGACCCCGGTCCCGGCCGACAGTTTCGCCGCCGGCGGGTCGCACGGACCGGCGGCCGAGGCGCTGGAATTGTTCCGCGGTTGGCAATGGAAACAGCCCGAATTGGGCCCGCATCTGCTGTTGGGCGCGCTCGGCGCAGCGAAGCTCGGCGGCGCCTTGCGCTGGCGCCCGACGATCTGGCTAACGGGCGAGCTCGGCAGCGGCAAATCGACGTTGTTCGAGTACCTGGCCGCGCTGTGCGGCGAGGGCGGGGTGCATCTGACCGTCGATACGACGCCGGCCGGGGTGTGGCAGCGCACGCGGCATTCCTCGCATCCGGTGATGATCGACGAGGCCGAGGCCGAGAACGATCCGCGGCGCATGTCGGGCATGATCAAGCTGGCGCGCGCCGCGTCGTCGGGCGGCGTCGTCTATCGCGGCGGCAGCGAGCACGCGGCGGTCGAATTCCAGATCAAGGGGTGCTTTGTCTTCGGCTCGATCCTGTTGCCGGGGCTCAGCCCGCAGGACCGCTCGCGGATCACCGTGCTCGAGCTCGCGCCGCTGACCGGGATCAAGCCGCCGGTCATCTCGGCCTTGAAGCTGAAGGCGATGGGCGAGGCGTTGACGCGCCGCCTGGTCGACGGCTGGCCGCGTCTCAACGAGACGTTCGAGCGCTACCGCGAGGCGCTGGCCGAGGCCGGGCACCGGGCGCGCGGCGCCGACCAGTACGGCATCCTGTTGGCCTGCGCCGACCTCCTGCTGTTCGACCACAACGAGGCGACCAGCGACGAACTGGACCGCTGGTGCGAGCTGTTGCCGCCCGAACCCGATGCGGCGCGCGACCATCAGAATTGCGTCGCGCATCTGATGACGGCGGCGATCGACCCGTATCGCGGCGGCGGCAGGCGGACGATATCGCAATGGCTGGTCGACGCGATCTCCGGCGATCCCGACCAGCCGGCGACCGCCAACCGCGTGTTGGAGACCTATGGGCTCAGCGTCGAGATCGAGTCCGCACCCGGCTGGGTGCTCGGCCAGCCGCCGCTGACCCCGCTGCGCTGGCTCTACGTCGCCAACACCCATCGCGGCCTCGCACAGCTGTTCGAAGGCTCGCACTGGGCCGGGCAATCGGGCACGTCGAGCCCATGGGTGCAGGCGCTGCGGCGGGTGCCCTATGCCGTCGCGACCGAAAAAATGCGGTTCGCCGGGTACGGCGCGCGCGCCACCAAGCTGCCGCTCGATTACTTGCTCAAGGGCTGCGAGGGCAGCGAATGACGGCTGGCATGACTGTAGGCACCACTATGGGTATTTGGCGCGGCCGCATCGTTGACTGTCGCCCACACCCATTAGGTGACTATCAGGTCCCGCACGCGAGGGTTGAAACTGCCACGCTGTTGCCACGCTGTTGCCACGCTCAAAAGGGGAACGCGTGGCAGGGATTGTGGTGGTTCGTCAACGGGTTAGGGAAGGTGCCACGCTTGCCACGCCGAAAACGAGCCCCTAATGAACCGCGCGAGAGCGGGCGGGCGCGCACATCATGGGGATACCGTGGCAACCGTGGCACCGTGGCACTATACAAATCTCTCTTTACGATCAGAGAGATAGATTGCCACGGTAAGTGCCACGCTGTCGCAGCGAGCGTGGCAGCGCGCGAGGCCGCCCGGCCGGAGGCTGAGAACCGAAAAACAAACCGGGCGATATGCTGATGGCCGGGGAACAGACGGCGATCGCCGAGGTGCTGGCGGCAGAGGGCGGCACGATCGGTGGCGGGCTTGAGCCGGAGCTCGATCTGTTCGCTGCGCCGAAGACGGCGGAGGGCCAGCGCAAGGGCGGCCAGATGGCGCCGCTGAAGGGTCCGGGGCGGCCGGCCGGGGTCAAGAACAAGCGTACCCTGCGCGACGTCGAGATCCTCTTGGGCACGCATCTCGACCCGCGCGCCAAGGCGCTGTGGATCGTCGAGCAGCACCCGGCCGACCTCGCGGCGCTGTGGCACTGCAAGGTGTTCGAGGCGGCCCAGGAGCAGCGGCTGTGGGCATTGGGCGTGCTGCCGTATGTCGCGGCGCGGATCACGCCCGAGATCATCGACAACCGCCAGGTCATCCACCTGCATTTCAACCCGGTCGCGGAGGGCGGCGCGGCGGCGGCGAGCGGCGCGATCCGGGTGCTGGAGGCCGCCGATTACGAGGTGGTGGCGGATATACCCTCCGCCGCAACCGATGCGAATTCAGGGGGTTGAGCGATGACGGTCGAGGCATCCTACAAACCGTCACACAGAGCGAGCGTCCGCATCCCGTTCCGCGAGCGCGTCACGTGCACGCTGGGCGAGGCGATCGAGGCGACCGGGATCAGCCGCTCGCACCTCTACCGGCTGCGCGCCGCCGGCCGGGTCGAGACCGTGATGGTCGACGGGCGGCGGCTGTGGCGGGTGCGCTCGCTGCTCGCCCTGGTCGGGGACGCCGGCGCCGGGGACGCGCCGTGAGCCGCGATCTAGGGGGGGTACCCCCGGTTTCGACGGCCGACCACCCCATCTGCCCCTGTCGGTGTGCTTTGATCGCCGGCTGGGAGTTTGGCTCGAAAGCGGAAAAGGGGATCCAGCCGTCGCGGGTCGGGGCGGGGAGCGCCGGGGCATGACCGATCTCAACTGGCGGCCGCCGGGACCGATTTCGGCGCAGTTCCTCGCCTCGCGCGCCGAGATGGCCATCATCAACGGCCCGGTCGGGTCGGGGAAGACGACGACGAATTTCTTTTTCCACCTCGGCAAGGCGCAGCAGCAGCGGCCGTCGCGCGGCCGGCTGATCCGCCTCCGCGGCGAGCGCGCCGATCGGCCGCTGCGGCGCTACTGGCTGACCGTGCTGCGCGACGATTACCGCCAGCTGTGGCGCTCGACGATCCCCTCCTGGCAGCAGCACTTCCCGGCCGAAGAGGGCTGGAGCGGCGCGGTCAACGCGCCGGCGCGGCATCGGATCATCTTTCCGATGGACGACGGGACCGCAGTCGAATTCACCGCCGAATTCGTCGCGCTCGGCGACAACGACATCGAGGAGTTCATGCGCGGCTACCAGCCGACCTCGTTCTTCCTCAACGAGATCGACACGCTGCACCCCGATGTCCGAAAGCATGCCGGGTTTCGCGTCGGGCGGTTTCCGCCGCGCAGCGAGGTCGAGCTCGACTGGTACGGCATCACCGGCGACTGCAACGCGCCGATCATCGACGGCGAATTCTACAACAGCGTGTTTATCGGACGCCCAGCCGGGACCGAGCTCTACCGCCTGCCGGGCGGGCTCGATCCCGGCGCGGAGAATTTGCAGAACCTGCCGGAAGGGTATTACGAGCGGCAGATCCGCTCGATCGCCGACCCGTATCTGGTCCGCCGGATGGTGCACAACCAGCCGAGCCCGTCGCGCTCGGGCAAGCCGGTGCACGACGATTTCAACGATTTCCTGCATGTCGCGCCGGCGGACATCGCGCCGGTCGCCGGGCTGCCGCTGATGGTCGGGTACGATGCCGGGCTCGACCCGGCGGCGGCGATCGGCCAGAAGCTCGGCAACGGGCGCTGGAACATCATCGACGAGCTGGTCAGCCCGCACGGCACCGGCGCGGTGCACTTCGCGCGGCTTGTCAACGAATTCCTCCTTGAGCGCTATCCGCAATGGCACTCGATCCCGCTGCTGCCGCAGCTCGGGATCCACCTGGCCGATCCGGCGATGCATCTGCGCCCGGGCAACATCCGCGCCTGGTGCGATCCGGCGGCGACCTATGGCGGCGACACCAACAGCGCGGCCGAGGCCGACCGCACCTGGTGCGAGCTGGTCGCCTACCACACCGGGATCCGCATCTCGCCGGCGCCGACCAACAACACGACCGAGCGGCGCGCCGGGTTGCAGCGCGTCTTGACCCTGATGCCCGACGGCAAGCCGGCCTTCGCGCTCAGCCCTCGCTGCAAGATGATCCGGGCGGGACTTGCCGGCCAGTTCCGCTATCGCCGGATGCAGATCGCCCGCGAGGAGCGCTACGCCGACGAGGTCGACAAGAACGTCCACAGCCATGTGTGCGAGGCGCTCGAGTACCTGATGCTCGGCGGCGGCGAAGGCGCCGAGGTGCACGAGCGCCGCCAGCGCGGCTGGGACACGCGCTCCCTGCCGCGGCAAGCACAAGACGATTGGAGGTTGGGGTGAAGTCGGAATTTCGGATCTCGGATGCAAATGAGGTCGAATGCACTTTAACCATCACAATGAAGCTCCGAGCTTTCCGTGACTTACGCGACCGCCTTCAAGGACAAAACTACCCGGAACATCGCCTTCGTGACGTGATCTTTGAGTTGATACGTCAGGCTGAAAGCAAGTTCACGGTTGAACCAAAATGAGCAACCGCGCGGGGCACCTTTCGGCGGCGGAGCAGGCTGATTTGGGGCGGGTCGCGCGGGCGATGCATGAGGCCGGCGGGCTGTGGAAACAGATCGCCGAGGAGCTCGGGCTGGGCGAGCGCCAGATGCGCCGCTGCGCGCGGCGCGCGCGTCTAATGACCGCAAATAGCCTGGTAATGACCGCTCACGCCGATTGCAATCCGGCGTGCGATGCCGCGACAACGGCGGCGGCGATTGTACGGTGACGTACCATCGGCGTTTCCTTCCGAACTTGCGGCCGGGCGGATCGTCGCTCGGCCGGCTTTTCTCCCGGAGATTGCATCATGTCGCACGTTGTTCGCTACCGGGTCCCCGCTTCTCATCACGCCGAGACGGTCAGGGGCGAACAGACGCTGCGCGGCAGCATCTACCACCACGAGCGCACCGAATTCACCGGGCTCGTCACCCACAGCCATGAGGACGGCACGCACGACATCGTGATCTTTCCGCCCGACAAGGCGCCGCAGCATGTCGAGCGGGTCGCCGCCGGCGAGGGCGACGGGACGCTGAGCTTCACCGGCGACGAGGAGCCGAAACCCGGCCGGCCGGAGAAGCGAGGCCGAAACGGCGCGGCGGGCGAGAGCTGAGGGCCGCGCCGATGCGCGCCCGCCCGCTCGACGATCTGTTCTGCGACGGTTGCGAGTTTTCCTATCCGCGGCATGAGGATGCGGCGATGGCGGCGCAGGCCGAGCGCGCCGGGCACCCGGTCGCCCCGCTGCACTGCCGGCGCTTTCCCGAGCCGGTCGCCAAGCACAAGCACGAAAGCTGCGGCGAGCACAGCGGCGCGATCGCCGAGCGCAACGGCGCCCTCGCCGTGATGATGGCGATCGCGATCGAGGAGCAGCTGCGCGACAAGGAAGGCGACATCCCGATCGCCGGGCCGCTCGGGAGAGGGTGATGGCCGACACGCTGGGCACCCGCACGCGGCAATCGTTCCAGAAGGAACGCATCGACCAGGGTGACCACACGCGGTTTCACACCCGCGATCTCGGCATGACCAAGCTGGTCACCGCCTCGATCACCTTTGGCGGCGGCAATGCAACCGGCGCCAACGGCACCTTCACCGGCACCTTCATCGTCGGCGACCCGGTGCTGATCGAGGGCGCCAACCTCAACAATTCGTACTTCATCGTGACCGCGCTCGACGCGGTCAACGCGGCGTTCCTGACCCTCGACCCGCCGCCCCAGGCCGAAGGGCCGATCACCGTCACCCTGAGAACGCCATGAGCGCCGCATCGCGCGACGAGGCGCACCACTGGTGGATCCTGTTGACCGACGACGGCCGCCATGTGCTGCCGCAGGCGCAGACCTTCACCGAGCGCGCCCCGGCCGAGCGGGCGCAGCTGCGCCGCGCCGGCTCGCGCCTCAAGCACATCGTGACGCCATGAGCCGCAATTTCGGGCTGGCGCGGCCGCTGATGCCGGAGATCCCGGCGGCCAACGACAACACACCGCTTCCGGTCCTGGTGTGGCTGATAATCGGGTTTGTCGGCGGCACGCTGATCGGCGTCCTCGCCGCGACGGTCGGCGGCTGAGCGATGACGTTCGATCTCCTCGGCGCGTTCTATGCGGCCTGCCCCGGGATCGTGCTGACCCGCGACATCGACAGCGCGCTGCACGCCGCCGCCGGCGCCGGTTCGCTCACGGGCGCGCAGATCCTGACGATTGTCCTGCCGCTGGTGCCGGAAGGGAACCCGCCGCAATACACGCGCGGGAGCCCGCCGGCGGTGCCGGTGCTGATGCCGAACGCGACCCCGATCTTTGCCGCGGCGCTGCCGCCGCAGCCGAATGTCGCGATCCCGATCGACGGCGGGTCGAACCCGGGGACCGGCACGGTGCTGACCTTCGCCAAGGGCCTCAAGCGCTTTGCCGACAGCAATCCCGAGGCGCTCGACGGCTGGTCGATCGAGCGCGAGCAGGCCGATGGGGCGCTCAGTGGCTGACCCGCTCGCCAGTGAGGTCATCAAGGACTGGGAGCGCTATGACGGCGAGCGCGGCACCTGGAAATCGCATTGCCAGAAGGTTGCGCTGTACCTCGATCCCGACCGGGCGGATTTCACCACCGAGAACTCGCCCGGCCAGAAGCGGATGCAGTACGTGTTCGACGCGTCGCCGCTGTTCGCGCATGAGGTCGGAGCGGTCGGGCTGCATTCGAGCCTGACCAGCGACACGATGCCGTGGTTTTCGACGGTGCCGGACAACGAGCGATTAGCCGCCGACGGCGACGTGCGGGCCTGGTTTGCCGCCGCCGACGCCGCCGATTACGCGGTCTTCAACAATCCCGAGCGCAATTTCGCGACGCAGAGCCACCAGGTCTATCTCGACCTCCTGGGGTATGGCGGGGCGGCGATGGGCCTCCTCGACGGCCGCACCGGCGCGCTCTTCACCAACCGGCACCTGGCCGAATGCTGCTTTGCCGAAAACGAGGAGGACCGCGTCGACCAGCTGTCGCGGCGCTGGCAATGGACAGCCAAGCAGGCGGTCGACCAGTGGCAGGGCGCGGCCGGCGACAAGGCCAACAAGGCGGTCGCCGACGGCAAGGACAACGAGAAATTCTGGTTTCACCACCGGGTGAAGCCGCGCGCCCAGGCCAAGCGCGATCCGCTGCGCGCCGACGGCAAGCACAAGCCGTTCGAGAGCGTCTATGTCGCCGAGGCCGACCAGATCGTGATTTCGGAGGGCGGCTTCGACGGGTTCCCCTATCTGTGCCCGCGCCTCTCGAAACGCACCGTGCAGGACGTGATGGGGCGCGGCCGCGGCTTCATGATGCTGCCCGACATCAAGATGCTGAACAGCCTCGCGCGCGAGGTCATCTTCGGCGTCGAGATCGCGAACCGGCCGCCGATGCAGCTGCCGGATGACGGCTACATCGTGCCGATCAAGCAGGTGCCCGGCAGCCTCAATTATTACCGCGCCGGGCTGCGCCCGACCGACCGCATCGGACCGATCCTGACCGGCGCCAATCCGCCGATCGGCCTCGATTTCATGACCCGGCTCGAAACCAAGATCGAGCGCGGGTTCTTCAACAACCTGCTGGTGACCCCGGCCGATCCGGACGATCCGGCCTCGGCCGGCAAGGGGGTGACCGCGACCTTTACCGCGCGCCAGCAGCAGCAGGAGACGCGCCAGCTGTCGGCGATCAACGCACGGCTCAACGCCGAATGGACCGCGCCCCTGGTCGAGCGGATGCGGGCGATGAACTGGCGCAAATCGGTCGCGATGCGGTTCGGCCCGGGCTCCCCCTATCCGCCGCCGCCGCCGCAGCTTTCGGGGATGCGCTGGCACAGCGAGTTCAAATCGCCGATCGCCTTGGCGCAGCGCGCCGCCGAGATGACCGCAATCGACCAGCTCTGGCAGCGCCAGCTGCTGATGCGCCAGATCGACCCGGAAGGCCCCTTGATCCTCGACAGCGAGGCGACATTGCGGCTCGAAGCGCGCGACCTCAACGCGCCGCCCGAGATCCTCAAATCGCCGCGGGTGCTCCAGGCCGAAGCGGCGCTGAAGGCCCAGATGGCGCAGCAGCAGCACCAGGCGCAGATCGCCGAACAGGGCACCGGCGCCGTCGCCAACCTCGCCGGCGCGCAGGCACAGATGCAGAGGGCCGCGTGACTACCGACGAGCGAGAATTGCTGTTGCTCATGGCAGATAGCGTTCGGCTAACGCTGCGTCTATCCCCGGTCGCGCCAGGCCAAGAGCACAAGGCTGACCTGCGGCCTGGTATCGCGGAATTGCGCGAAAACGACAAACGCATCGGCGAGTTGATCGCCGTGTGTCGGCGGGGAGAAGAAGTATGAAACTCGCCGATCTTCAGCTTGCGACGGAATTGCAGGCCGCCTTGGCGCGGCTCGACAGCATCCCCCCTGGCTGTGCGCTCCTCGAGGCGAACGGGCTCGACCTCGAGCTGACCGCCGCCGAGCTCGCCTCGTTTATCGCGTGGCGCCGCGCCGAATTGCACCGGCAATTGCGGGCGCTCGGCGTCGAACCGGAGGGAGGTGATCAAGAGCAGGGATCAGGGATCGGGGATCAGGGATCAAGCGAGAGCCCGCGGCAGGCCGCGGTTCCCGCCGTCGCATCGCCGCGCCAGGTTGCGACCAGCCGGGCCGTGGCGATGCGGATGGCGACCGAGCGGGTGTTGCAGGGGCCGATCGAGGACCTCGCGAACGGGCTGATCGACCAGAAGAAATTCGACGAGTTCGCCAACCGCCGGCACGCCCAGATCCACGACCTGGCCGATGCGCTGATGCGCGGCGAGGAGGGCCATGGCGTGTGCCAGTTTCACGCCGGGCTCGGCCAGTGCGGCGCGCCGGCGACGACGGTTATCGACGGCCTCCCCTACTGCGAGACGCACTCGGCTGAGGCGCCGCGGCGAGAGCGGCCGAGCTTCCTCAGGATGCTGGGAAGATGAGCACGCCCGAGCATCCGCATCTGCTGCGCCGCGAATTGGAGCGGGGCGCCGGCGGCCAGTATGTGCCGGCGCGGTTTGCCCAGATGCGATGCGACGGGGCGATGGCGCGCTGTGCGCTGCCGCCCGAGCGCGCACCGCGCATCGTCGTGCCGGCGCGGCCGTTCCTGCCGTGGGGACCGCAGCCGCTCCGGATGTGGACGACGCTCCATTACTGCGAGCGCCACAAGCACGAATGCACCGTCGAGACCGCGCTCGGCGACCGCGACAAGGCTCAGCTGGAACAGATCGCCGGCCGCAAATGGAGCCAAGAATACCGGCCGGATTTCGACATGGCGCGGATCGAGTGGATCCTGGTGACGACGCCGGAATACCGCAAGTTCCTCGAAAAGATCGAACTCGGCATCGTGCACTCGCGCCAGGGAGTACCGGTGCTGTGAGATCGACGATGCGCGATTTCTTCACCACCGGGATGATCCGCCAGGCCTTCCCGCAATTGCAGCGCCGGCTCGAACTGGCGAACGCCTACCAGCATCTGTTCGCCGACCACAATTTCGACGGCCAGCTGGTGCTGCGCGACGTGATCCACCAGTCCGGCATCCTCGAGGTCGCGCACGATCCGGGCGACAGCCGGTTCTATGACGGCAAGCGGGCGATCGGCCTCCACGTGCTGCATCAGCTGCGCTGGTCCGCCGGCGAATTGATGCGGCTCGGCGAGGAGGTGACCTACGAGCAGCTGCTCGGCCGCGCCCGCAACCAGGGAGAGGGCTGATGCGCTTCCCGACCGCGCTGGCCCTGCTCCTCGCGCTGACCCTGACCGGGCCGGCCGCGCCGCAGGGGATTTCGGGCGGCGGCACCGGTGGCGGCGGCGGCGGCTCGCCGACCGGCGCCGCGAGCGGCGATCTTTCGGGCTCGTATCCGGGGCCGGCCGTCGCCAAAGTCGGCGGCAACGCGTTGGCGACCGGCGGGGCCCTGACCTTCGCCAATCTGGCGACGACGAACCAGCTGCTCTATGCGACTTCGGCGAACAATGTCGGCGGGCTCGCGACGGCGAATAACGGCGTCCTGGTGACCTCGGGCGCCGGGCTGCCCTCGATCTCCTCGACCCTGCCAAGCGGCGTC